ATAATTTTTGTTAATAATTTTAGTTTGTGCTTCCTCTCTTTTTTTGTTGTAAATAAGTTCAAGTTCATGTGCCATTTCTGCCGCTTCACGTTCTTCTACTGATTGCCCAATCACTAATTTACTTTGTAAAAATCGATTTTCAATGTTTGATCTTTCATGCGCAAAGTTATAACGTATCTCCTCTAACTGCGCGGCCTTTTCATCCATACCAATTGTTTTTAACTTTACGTCCAACTGTTCATGTTGCATAACTAAGTTATCCGCAAGAATAACGTGTTGTAAATCTAGAATTTTAGATGCCGCTTCGTCTTGCGCGTTTATAAAGGCTTTGTCCTCTTTGGCTTTTGATCGCGCCCTTAATTCCTCGCGGTCGAATTCCTCACGCATTAAATTTTGTTGTGCTTCGCTTAAATTTTCCTTTGATAATGCTTGTGTTCTTGCATTAGCAATAGTTGCCAGTTGTGCTTCCAAAGCCAAATCAATTTGCTTTATTTCAATTTGTTTTCTATCAACAGTTAAGGCTTCAATTTTTAATTCACCCTGTTTACGTTCAATTTCCGTAAGTTGATTCTGTAAAGCAATCTTGGCTTCTAACGCTGTAAGTTCTTTTCTGTTGGCATCAAGGTCTTTATTTTTTTCTGCATCTGGTCGCATATCTTCTAATTTGCCTGATGCTTCCCTAGAACCAGATGGCGTGTCATCGCCAAAGACTTTTTGTGCCGCGTAAAAAGCCGCCAATCCAGCCGCGCCAGCGGCTATACCTTTCCATCCTCCCATTGCATTGGTTGCCGCCATCAGTGCTGCATTTGCTGCAATTGCTTTGCGGATTAACATAAATATCTCATACACCTTGGTCAGTTGACCTATGAGATAAACAGAGCCTATGGCAAACAGCGCGGCTTTAAATGTTTCAACTTTTACCAGCCCATCGCCATCAGTAAAAGGTGAAATAACATCAGCAAAAGCCAACTTCAAATTATCCATAGAAGTTTTTAATTGATCTGAAACGTCACCTAATTTTTTTATTGCAGCCTCATTTTTTCGATAGGCTTCAACAGACATATTTAGTTTTGCGGCAACTTCACCAATTGCTAAACCAATGCCTTGCTTGCCAAGCATTTCTTTAACCAACTTAACACGTTCATAGGTACTTAGGCTTTGTTCATTCAACGCATTAAAAATTCTATTTATTGCGTCTTCAGGCTTAAGGTTTTTTAATTCTTCAAATGTAATTCCAAGACGTTCAAATTGCGATATTGCGGCTTCATTGCCGCCTTGCGCTTCTTCAATTTTTGTAAACAGCGTAGACAGCATCTTTGATGCGCCTTCTGCATTGCCGCCCGAGGTCTTAATGGCATCTTTAAATTGCAAAACTTTGGCAACTGAAATTTCAAATCCCTTTGCTAAATCTTGCGTGGCATTAGCAAATTCCAAAGTCTGTTGCGTTAAAGCGGCAAAGCCTAAACCTCCAAGTCCTGTAGCCCCTCCAAGACTTCGCAAAATTCCACCTAATGATTTAAAGTCACCAGTTAAATTATTAACGGCTTTTTGCAAATCTTTAGCCTGTTGTTTTGCTTTAGCCGTGGCTTGGTCCCACTCTACCGTGACCAGACCAAGTTTGACTGAGAGTGAACCAATGACTGCCATTATTTTTTCCCCTTACCTTTTGTCCAAGGTCCTGTTTCAATCAGTTCTTGTAATTTGTATCCAAAAATTGTAATCACCCGATCAATATTGCTTTCCAAGCCAGCGCGTATAAACGGGCGTGCAGATACCTCTGCCGTACCAAATTCCATTGCAAGAGCCACTGGCCTATTGGTGTAGGTCACACGTTCTTTCCCTTTACTGGTAATGGTTGTGTGCTTGTCGCTGTCGTCCCGCCTTGCACTTACTGTTACGCGGGTTATAAATGTTTCGCCTCTGTATGACCCTGATGCTTTGTCGCGCGTAGTAGCGCGATGCGTTTTTAAATAAATATGCTCTTTTAATTGTCCAGTATCTTGTGGCGCATTCTCTTTAACTGATTGCAAAACTGGGACCATCGCCGCACCCATGGCGCGTTTCCAAATGCGGTCGGTCTTTTGCTTACCAAACTCCAAAGCCAATGCGTCCATTGTTTTAAACAAATCGTCAAAGCCTGATATGTCAACTGTTGAGTTTTGCATTGGCAAACCTATTTATGGCAAAGCCTTTGGCTTGACTTGCAAAACCAAGCAACCCATTGCTGGCGGCTTGTGCGGGACTTGTATCATTGTCAGGGTCTGTCGAGTATTCGACCACCCAAGGGAAAACTTCGTTAACTTTAATTGCTGGCGTACCCGGATTGCGCATATAGTTAAACACAGCGGCAGTCACTGGTGTCAGTGCTTCAAAGATTCCTTTGTTACCTAGCAAGCCATCCGTATACATAACTTGTATCTCCGTAAACAGTTCCTCATCCAGCGAATCAACATACTGTTCGGTATGCCCATTAAACACCATCGCCGCAACAACTTGTCTACGCAGTGACCGCCTTAGTTTTTTTTTGCGGTTCGGTAATCTGGCTTTATCGCGGCTTCAATATCTTCTACCATTTGCTTTATGACTGGCTCTGGAAATTCCTCGGCAATTTCGTCATAGTTTTCCGTGATTGGTTCGCCAGTCTCGGATTGCAACAAGTAAAAGTATTCTTGCACCTTAGTTTCCCACATTGCTTGAAATGTGGCAACTTGTCTAACACTACTACCTTGAACAAATACATCGTCATCAGTCATGCTGATGCCGCTTTCACTTTCAGCCATTGCTTTGGCAAATTCCTCGCCACCGTCAAGTATGGTTTTTTTCAGCGGGTCAGCCAGTTTGTTGTAGAGGGCTTCAATATGTTCTGGACTTGGTTTGGAAATTTTTTCAATCATTTCCTCCATCTGTTTTTTTAGCGGTATGCGTACACGCAAAGAAAATCGGGCATTACCAATTTCCAAATTGATGGTTTTAATTTTTGCTTGGTCGCGGCTTTGTTCGTATGACTTACCAAGTTTGGTTGCTAGTTTCATGTCTTATCCTTTGAGCATCTTGTCGTATATTTCGTTGTTTAATTCAACAACGTATTTAATCACCTCGGTTGGTGACATTGTGTTTGCGTGTGCAACGGCAATTCTGTATGCAAGGTCAATGCCCGCAAGACGTTGCTGTTGAAAGCCAAACCAGTTTTTTTGCCCAGTGGCATTTAAACTGATAAGGTAATTCAACAGCGCGTCAGAGTTATTTATTTGTTGTGTCATATCTTGTAGAAAAGCCCCCGTAGGGGCTTTGCCATTAAGGATTGTTAGACCAGCCGTAGGAACTGCCGCCTACTGGGTGAATGGTAAATTCAAACTTGCCCTCAGCACTTGGTGACATATCCCATTTCAAGCCGCCAACGCGACCGTTAAATGCATAAGCCACGGTATCCGTGCCGTCATAAACTGCAATGACATAGGTGCGAATAATTGTGCCGCTGTAACCGTCATCACGAATTTGCAACTGCGCAGCATCAGCAGGATTCCACGGCGCGGTAATGGTCAGCGAGGTCACCTGATTTTGTGTGGTAATTTTTGAGCCTGTACGTTGTCCAGCAATAGAGTAGGCGGCAAATGCATCATCTGCACCAAATGCTGGTACTGCCTCTACGGGAATTGAAAAACAGGTTTGTCCACCACCTGATTGACTACCAGTGCCGCCAGCACTTGCGCCAATTAATTCGGCAACCTGCGCAGTCCAGACGGACAAATTTGCATCGCTTAGTGGTGTTGGTATTGCATCGTTTTGCATCCACATTGTTGCAACGTAACCGGGTAAGACTTTATTGATGAGTGCCATTTTTAAGTTCCTTCAAAAGTTGGGTTAAATCAATCGTGTCTTATGTTGGAATGTAAATTGTGCAGTCGATAATTATTTGATTCTGACCTATGGTGTTGTCATAGGTGTTGTAGAGCCAAATGCAATCGGCTTTGGCTATAAAGAAACCTGTGGTGTCGGGGTCGCCAAAAGTGCCTGAATAGCCGTGCAAGGATTGTAGTATGTCATTGGAAAGATTAAAAGCATTGTCCATTGTTTTTGCAAATACCGATATTTGAAATGTCGGTGAGTCAATGCCTTTATTACTTTGCGTCTGACCCGTGTATACGGGCTGATGAATATTGCGCAATTGCCAAGTTAAGAATTTATCTTGCGTTGCCCAGTTGCGATTAAAGTTTGCATACACAGGTACAGGCGTGACAATATCCGACAGTTGCCATTGAATAGCCTCGGCGTACTGGACTGGATTTTGTTGGGTACTCATACTGTTGTGTCAGGGTCGTTGCGGTAACACATTAAAGCCACTGTCATGCGGTCGTTTGATTCCCGCACGTCTGTAATTCGCCAATCAAAGCCGCGCCAAGTAATACTGTACAAATTTTGGTTGTCTACAATTTCCTTGGTGTTTGGCGTGTAGTTCAACGTCAAATTTACGAGGTCAGAATACACGCGATACCGTTCCGATATTCTTACGCTGTTTGCCACATCACCAACCAAGGCGCGTGTTGCAAACCAAGGCGTTATGGTTGTGGTGTACTCGCCAAGGGTATCTGTGCCATTGGTAACGCTGTTGACAGTAATGTTTTCGTACCGTCTAATTGCCATTACATCACCAGTGGTTTGTAGGGTCGCAACAGCGCGGCTACGCCAAATGGCACTTCACGCAAAGGCTTGTCAGATGTATTACTGCGGTTGTTGTATAAATGCGTCAGCATCATTAAACCCGCTTGTTTTATGACGGGGTACTGCGCAATAAACGCCGCGTTTTGGCTATACGTCACGACAATGGGATTTGCAACTTCTTGACTGATTTCATTTAGTTGCGTATTTAGTATGACGCGATTGCCTGTTGGGTCATATGAATAATCTGCTGGCGCAACCAAAACAGGCACAGTGTTTGACGCGCCATAGAATTGCACCTTGTTAACAGTCACGCCAGATGCGCCTAAATAGCCCGTTCCAGTCTCAGGCAAGTCTAAGTACAGACTGGTGTTATACAAGCCCGGATTCGCGTAATAAACCCGCCACTGGGTTAAAAATATTGACATGCCGAGGTAGTCTTCAATTGCCATGCGCGTGGCAAGTTCCAGCGAGGACAAATATGTATCTTGGCTCTCATCGTCAAACAAATTTAACTGTTGCGTAATTTCGCTAAGGGTCAGCCATTCAGTAACTATGTCCCGATTGATTTGCTCAAACTTTGCATAGTTATATGGGTTGCGTCCGTTCGCGTAGAACGGCGCAAGCGTCATATTTTCAACAGCCATTGGGTTACCCCTTAGTCAACGCCACGAACACCAGCAAACGGGTCGCGGACAGTACTAGCCATCCGCTTTTCGCACCACAAGGTTATGAACCCGGGCGCAGTCTGTTCAAACGCTTGAATTGTCATTTCTTCAACATCCGCAATTTGCATAAAGCGATTCCAGTTTGCCAAGTACACAGGGTAAAGGTCATCTAGGTATGGGTTAATAATTACTGGCGCGCCAAAGATTGAACCCACTGCGCCGCCATCACGTTCACCTAATTCTAAGAATTTGGGCAAGCCTTGGTCGTCAGCCAAAGTGCGCAAACCCTTTATGTATTTTGGGGTCATGTGCCAAGCAGTGGTGGGCATATTCCAATACTGCGCTGGTAATGCGTCACCCATTGCCACAATTTGCGCATACGTTGGCGAGGTAGCATTTGTCACCACTTGCAAAATAGTATGAATACCATCTGTGATTGCATTGCCACTTGTACCAAACGCCGCCGCTGATGTACTGCCATCATACATAGACAATCCGCGCAAGCCAGCAGTTGCGCCAGTTGTTGTTGTAACCGAACCCGCTTGGTCATTGTTAAGCGCCATTGATGCGGCTTCTGCCTGTGAAAATTCCAACGTCAAGTCTTGCATTAATTCTTCTTGCAAGCCATTAATATCGTCAAGAGCCGCTGTACGAATAGGCAACTGCGCAGACAAAACGCGCGTTGGCAATTGCCATGTATTTGTAGCCGTGCCGGGTGTTCCCGCATTGGGCGTGAATGTGTAGCCCCATGGGTCGGCTTGGTCAAGTGCATTACCAGTCTTGGCAACAAATTGCACTGCTGACATATTGGGTGCTTTAATTTGTAATGCGCCCATACGGAATGGGTTGGCAAATCTTAGAGCCGCAAACGCATCATCAAAATATGTGCGACCACCTACACCCGCGCCTGAACCAGTCAGGGTCGAGGCTTCGCGCAAATCGACATTGACCTTGCGGCCTTCATGCAATGAGGTTTTAATGGCTTCAATAATTTTTTGCGTTGCACTCATCTTTATTCCTTTGGATAAAAAAAAGGGGGGAGAGTTTTTGCCCTCCCCCTTCAACTTATGCTACAGCGTAGCCAGTTGCGGTGGAACGATAACGAATGATGGAGAACGGATCAACCACACTTGAGGCCAAACGTTTTTCGCCATAGAAGGTTATAAAACCGGGCTGTGTTTGTTCGTAGCGGCGCAAAATCATAGACAGTCTGTCCACAATTGTGTGACCACGGCTAAAGTCACCAAAGTACATTGGGTACAAAGATGTTGCGCCGCCGCCGCCTACGCTAATTGGACTGTTAAGGTAAGCGTTTACAACAACGTCAAAACCCAACAATTTACCAACGATGCCTTCGTAAACCGATGGTGCCATACGTTCAAACACAGGCGTATTGTTATCGTCAACCATTCCACGAATGCCAGCAAGCATAATTGGATTGATAATAAAACAATTGCTGGTTGACCAGTATTGTTGTGGCAGATTGTGAATAAACTGAATCAAGTCCGTAAACGTGACGTTGTTCACTGCCGAACCGCCGTTGGTTGTGGTTTGGTCATACGTTGCAATGCTTGACAAGCCATCGGTCGATGCATAACCACTTGTGCCAAATGCTGCCTCACTGATAGTGCCGCCAGCGTATGAGGCATTATTGCCAGCATAAGAATTTAAACCACGCAAGCCGTTTGTACCACCAGTTGCTGTGGTAGTTGAACCAGCCTGATCATCGTTCAAAATCATTGATTGGCCTTCTTGTTGCGAAAATTCCGACAACATATCGTCAACAACGTTTGCTTCCAAACCGTCAATGTCATCCAACGCTGCTGTACGAATTGGGAATTGAACGTTAATGTCTTGCATATTTAATTGCCAAACATTTGTTGCTTGAGTTGTTGCGCCGCCGTTGTTTTGAATTGCATAACCCCAAGCCGCGCCAGCGTTACCTGTTTTGGCACGAAATTGGTAGGTCGAACCATCAGTAGAAACGTTGCGAGATACGCCGCGCATTGGGTTATACAAACGCAGTTTGTGAAACACAGGGTCATACGCAGTACGACCACCAATGCCAGCACCCGAGGACGTTAAGGTTGATGCTTCGTTTAAATAAGCCTGATGCTGTGATTCACTATCCCACAATTTAATTTCAGTGTGCAGTTTTGCGCCGCCCTTGTAAAAGGTCGACAACTGTTCGCGCACTTTGCGGTTTACATCGCCGCGCACGGTCTTGTGAGGGGCGCGAATAAATTCGGGCATTTGAATGCTGGCAACCTTGGCTTCCAGCGCGGTCACTTTATCTGCGAATTCTGCTTTGGCAGTTTCAATAGATGCAACGACTTCGGTTTTGTTTGCTTCAATTTTTGCTTCGTTTGCAACAGCGATGCTGTCGATTTTTTCTAATACTTTGTCCATTGACATGATGTGTTCCTTAATTTAAACGGGATTCAAGTGCCTTTGCCAACTCACGCACTTCAAAAGCGGCAAGCAGTGCATCGACTTCGGATACCACCGCATCAGGCTCACCCTGAGTTGGGGCTTCGTCAACTTTTTTGGTGACATCACGTTCTGCCAAAATTCGTTTAACGATAGATGATGCGGTGGTCGCATCCCTTTTGTTCAGACCCGCGTCACGCAGAGCCTTTTCCAAAACTCGCGGATTCAATTGACCTTCAACGTCAAATGCTTCCAGTTTTTGTATTCCCGCCTCGGGATTATTGGGGTACATCACCACGCTGACCTCGCTGAGACCGCCTTTGGTAATTTGAAAATATTCGTCATCATCGCCCATAGTGTCGGGGTCAAATGGTGCGCCTTCGGCATTTACATAACAGGCTTCCTCGGCGTATGCGCCAACAGAAACACCGCCAAACATCTTTGGCGACTCTTTTAAAATTTGGTAAAGGTCGTTACCGCCAACGGTATTTGTGTAAAGGCGACCAGTAGCGGTCATGCCGTCTTCATCAAACATAAATTCATTCCACTCGCCAACGGGCATACCCATGTCTTGTGGCGCGAAAAACAAAAGGACGCAACCGCAACGCCAATTGAGATGTATAACCTAGATGCGACCTTGGTAACGGTTCGACTATCTGATACGCGATACCCGCAATATGTTTTGTCCTCGCCGTCCTATGGTTTTAGCAAAGACCAGCCATTGGAGTATTACCAAGTCATGCATGTGCAAGAGGCATCTTGGCAAGGTTCGTCAGGTTTTAACAAAGCCATTCTTGCAACTGAATTGGTTGCGTTAGATTCGGACATCGACATCTATGCCAACTTCATTATGCAAAACGGCGCAAAGCCATCGGGCGTGTTTTACACCGACCAAGTAATTCCAGACGGCAAATTTAAGGAAATTGCGGCGCGTATTAAAGAAACTTGGAACGCAATGACTGGTAGCCGTAATACCGACCCAAGCAAAGCGGGACAAGGTATGTTGCTTGACCAAGGCATGAAGTATGAGCCAATCAAGATGCTGACTTTGCAAGACGCAGATGCGGCGGCTTTAAAAGACCAGACCATGAAACGTATTTGCGCCTTGTTTGGTGTGCCGCCACAAATGCTTGGTGTAACCGAAGGCAAATTTAATAATACTCAGACCTTGCTGGATGAGTTTTATAAAACCACGATGTACCCAACTGTTATTAACCTAGAGCAGTCGTTAAAACAATCGCTGTTTAAAGGCTATCCCAATTTGTGCGTGCGTTTTGACACCAAGGACTTTTTAAAAGGCGCGGCATTAGACCAGATGAATTTTGCCGTGCAGGGTGTTAAAAATGGAATCATTACACCAAACGAGGCAAGGACATATATGAATATGTCGACCATTGAAGGGGCTGATGAGTTAACTGTCGATGGTGGCAACCTAGACACAATGCCGGGTCAAAGTCCACAAGATACTGGCGGCGGCGGCGGCGGGCAGTCTAGAAAAATGAATATAGGGGCGACATAATGAATTTGCTTAAAAAAGCACTTGCACATTTAACTTCACAAATCAAGAAGCCTCAGGTTATACTTCCCGCCATAGTGCAACCCCATAAGATA